TCGTTTCTTTTAGCTTAGCAGGAATACAAGAGAAATCAACTAGGGTTTTATTTCTGCTGTAGTTGCGTTGGAATATAACATCTGTAGGCATTGAGGATGGGTCTTTAATCCATTGCTCTAATTTTTCCGACATAATTTTCTTCTGTCTTTCCCCGTTAACAATAACATCATCAGCTGAAAGTACATTAGGGACACCATCTCCCTTATCCCCTCTAATAATATGCTCAATTACATAATTTTCCGGAGTTCGCTCTGGTGTAACAAATCTTTTCTGAGTAGGCGAATACTGCTTGACGTGCTTGAAGCGCTGTAACTGAATAAAGTCATGATCACCAGATATGATTAACATCGGAGCAGGCTCTGAAAAGAGCGTACCTTCCTTAAGATCGTTCTGAGAGGACCATTCTGCTAAACTAGCAACAATATCATCTGCCTCAGCGCCATCTACTTCTATTACACGATAGGGGAAATTTTCTTTAAGTTCTTTTTTAAGAACGTTTATAGTATCAAAAATTAACGGCCAATTAAACCCAGATTCTTCCCTAGCTTTTTTTCGATTAGCCTTATAGTAAGGAAATACTTCTTTACGCCAGTATTTACCCTTACTGTCGCAAGCAATAACTACCTCGCCATATTCTCTGCCAAATTTTAACTTATGACTACGAATGCTATTTACCACCATATGGCGGAGGAGATCTACCTCGATCTCTATATCCTTACGTGAGCCAATCTCAGCCATTAAATTTGAAATAATGGTCTGACTGTAATCGATAATAATCACTTAATTACTCTCACAATAATACATTCTTCGTTTATACGACCATTTACCGGAGTTTCTTTAGTAGTAAGCTCCGGTATAATACGACGAAGCTGTACCTTACCCACAGTAAGTACTTCTTTAAGAGTATCCGCTGGCTTACGTAAAGTCTTTTGTTCGGATAGATCTGGATCGTAATTCTGTAAGGATGATCCCTTAACTTCAATACCCGAAGTTGCCTCAGACCTATACACAGCAAGTTTCTTATACTTAGTATTATAGACCCATACTTGAGATGATCCAACTATATCAGATGGGGTGACAGACTTAATTTTAAGTTCAATATCTTCTCGTTTATACTTAAGTTTAGATACCTGTAACCCCGGGGGCTTGGCTTTCTTAATTCTTGGTTTACGGTTTGCTTTCTTAAACTGAGTATAACGATCGAGGTCTTCTGACCAAGAACTAATAAGTTTAATTAATTGTGTTATCTTACGCTTACCGATATTACTATAGCCTTCCTTCATTTGATCTTCTGAAGACTCATATACTGTAATAAACTCGGATGCGGTCTTTTTAACCCATTCATCTATAAACGGGCAGTAGGGTTGAGGGATAGCTCTTGACTTAAGATCGGTATAGAGGCTAAGTTCTTTACCAGTAATAAAGAAGTCATCAATAGCACCCTCTAACTCCCCTAGATACTCACTTACCTTTTCTTTCATGTTATCTCGAACGGTGGGGCGTAATACCTTTACCTCTTCTACTATTTCTTCTTCTTGTTCTTCAACATCCGATGTATCTAGAATACTTTCCAGATACTTACTCATCTTAACTTGTTCTTGATCTTTAAGTTCTAAAGAACCGTTAAGAACCATACGAGCAAGCCACGCATAGGTAGTAATTATTTTTGAATCTGGTAAACGATCGAAAGTCTTAATATCATGCTTGGTATAGTTAAGCGTAATATAGTCTTTTAGATACGATCGAGCATCTTTTTTATCTTTTTCCTGGTTATACCAGTTAAAGGCATGACAAAGCCCTGAAAGATAATTATCAGGGCTTATTTTTGGTTCAAATATTTTTATTCGACTCATTATATAGTAAACTCCACCTTAGTGATAGCATCGTACCTAAAAGATCGCCACTCATTCTTTTCCAGGTCAAATACCGGGCATTGTTCATTGTTTAGAGCTCTTACTTGTTCAGTCTTTTTTTCATAATGGACGACATCTCCGTCTTTAAGAGTACACTCCATCTTGCGCTCGGTACCATCTTTCTTAGTAAAAAAGACAGTTACAGGACCATACTTAAGATGGCCGATTAGCCATTTACGAAAAACTTCTTTCTCATCTTCCGACCAAGTATCTTTATATAATCCGTTTTCCATATCATCACCTTTATTGATCCATTATTATAATATAAATCCCTGACCAATGCAACCGTTACTTCTTAAAGATCTTATCCAAAATCTCTCTAGGTATCTCACTCTTAACACGTTTATACATCTCAGGTGACCATGTTTCTTTATTCACCTCTTGTACAGGTACGGGTTCACTTTTTGAAGGACCAGGTTCAATAGGGGTAAGTGGGTCGTCGAACGCACTAATAGAATTACCCTTAGGTCTATTTACGGCTGTAATCATCTCCCCCCTATACTGCTTAAACGTAAAGTTAGCTGCAATAAGAAGTAAGATAGCCATTGGATCAAATACTATCACAATCGTAATAATAACCCATCTAACAGCCCTTTCCAGTAAATTAGTATCGGGGTTATCCCCATACAACAAAGCCGCAAGGTACTTGATTGGTCCTACTTCAGCCTCAATCTTGCGGAACTCTGCCCGTAATGGTGCAGCCTCCTCGCCAAGAGCAGTAATAGTTTTCTGTTCAGCTTGGATCTCCGACTGAAGTCTGACTCGTTCTTTTTGTTGTGTGCGCCGGATCTGTACAGCCTTATCGGCACCTTTTTCATCACTGCTTCGACCCATAACCTGGTCCACAGCCTCATCCATCTGTTTAAGCGCGTTCCGGTTCGCATCAATATTATCTTTAGAGATTTTGATTTTTTCGTCGAAGATGGCGACTCGAGCCATAGCGTCACCGCTTACAAGATTTTGATCCCCGTGGGCTTTAGAAAGGTATCCAAAAATACCTATGGAAGTAATAAGAGATAATATTACTACTGAAGCAGTAAAGTAATATTTAATAGAGGCTGGAGCGATTGACCAATTTTTATAGACCCAGGATGCTGCTACCAACTTAGCTACTTCCAAGGTACCTCCCATAACGGCAATGGGAATGGGAGCGGCTGAAAAAATGGCCATAAGACCGGTAACAGAGAAGTAGGCTGCAACTCCCGATAGGGCAATAGCCGTAATAAACGATATAATAAACATAGTCATAATTTTACATGCGACCTCATCACCTTAACAGATATCCAGGAATTATACCATAAATCTTTAGCTTCTAACACCCCTCTGGTAAACTGTTCTTTAGCCTCGAGATAATTTGCTGTACCCTTATTAGGACACAGATGTATTATTGTACGTTTAAAGTTTTCTCTTCCCAGAGTTTCGACATCTGATTTGAGTTCATCAGAAGAACTCCAATACTCTTTCCAGTCAGATTCGACTTTGTAGGATTTACGTTTTTTATTAACTTGTTTTCGTTTGATAGACCAGAAAAATTTCTTTCCGATATATTTCCTACCAGATAGCAAGTTTTCGATAATGTAGACAAATCCATAATATTCCCCAGGTTCATAATAAGGTTCACCATTGTACAGCCAATCGGTCATTCGTAATCGTCCGATTCCTCTTCTTCTTCGTTATCTATTTCCCCGCCACAAAACGGGCAAAAGTTAACCTCGTAATATGAGCTGTCAAGAGAGTGCTTAAGCTTAAAATCTGCATCACAATTACTACAGTGGTAATGGTTGTTTGACATTTAGTTTTTTTAATCTTTCTGTTTCAGCATCGTACACTCGTTTACGTAGAGCCGAGCTGCTGTATGGGTGATCTCTTAAGTGGTAATGCATTTCGATGCCGTTATCCAGACACCACTGCTTACCAGTAAAGTCTTTAGTCTTATACTCATCCCCTAAAAAGCGGATATCGATGTGCTGGGTTTTAAGAATATTAAGTAGTTCCTCTTCTGTAGAGTAGACTAAAACTTCATCCACATATCTGCATGAAGATACCTGGCTAAATCTTTCATAGATGGACTGTACGGGTTTGTTCTTTGTATCTGGTCTATCTATGGTAGGGTCTGTTTGAATTGCAACTATCAAGTAATCGCAAAAACGCTTCTCTTCTTTTAGCATTGTAACATGGCCAGCATGGAACAAGTCAAAAGTACTACAATTAAATCCAATTTTAAATTTGTTCAACATCAACTCCACTTTTTAATAAAAATTCTACCCCTGTAGACTCTCTATAGGCATTACGATAATACACAGTACTTATACCTGTTTGATATATTAACTTTGCGCAATCCAAACACGGGGCATGGGTAATAAACATGGTTGCATTGAGACCGGATTCATTCGACCTTGCTAGCTTGGCAATTGCATTCGTCTCAGCGTGAAGTACTTCGAGTTTGGTAACCAAAGTTGGGTTACCCTTTAAATCCACTCCATGGTAGTCTTCACAGTTATTATCCCAACCAGAGGGCATGCCATTGTACCCGATAGATATAATCCTATCGTCTTTAACTACAATAGCACCAACTTTAAGTCTTACAGCAGTAGAAAGACCAGCATAAGTCTCCGCTACAGACATATGTGCATCAATATACTTTTGCTTCATACTCTGAAACTTTCTCCACACCCGCAACGATCTTTTTCGTTAGGGTTAATAAAATCAAACCCCTCATTAAGTCCTTTTTTTATCCAATCCATTTCAATGCCTTCTAGATACACCAGGCTTTTTGGATCAACAAATACATGAATACCGTAGCTAACAAAACTAACATCGTCATTTCGTGGGCCATGAGGTGCATCTACGTACTCTAATACATATGCTAACCCTGAACAACCTGTGGTCTTTACACCAACGCGAATACCTAAGCCCCTAGGTCGTAATGCTAAAATGGACTTAACCTTATTTGCTGCGGTTTCAGATAACGTTATCATGTTTCATTTTATAATCGTTTACTGCAGCCTTAATAGCATCCTCAGCAAGTATGGAGCAATGTATCTTTACTGGGGGTAGGGCTAGCTCTTCAGCAATTTCAGAGTTCTTGATTGATGCGGCTTCATCCAGTGTTTTACCTTTAACCCATTCTGTAATGAGGCTCGAACTTGCAATAGCCGACCCGCAGCCATACGTTT